TACGCAAACTCATCAAGAAAGATAATATTAAATGAACTACCTCGAACTGTTGAAGCAGACGTTGAGGCTGCAAGTATCTTACTTCCATTTTCTAATTCAAGACTTCCTTTATTCCATGACATTACACCTTGTTGTAACCACTTAGGTAAGTTTTCATATGCAAGTTGCAATCTACCTAGTAAGTCTCTAGAGGTTGCAGCTTTGTTAGCAAGTATTGCTATGTTTACATTTGGATTAAATAATGCATAATGCAATAAGTAAGCAATCATGGTAGTTGATTTACCTGACTGTCTAGGAAGTTTACATATAGTAAATCTATTATTATGAAAAGTGCCAATCATATCTTTTTGAAAGTTATATGGTTTGAAAGGAACTAGACCCTCATCTAGAGAAACAATTTTAATATATGTTTCTATAAAGTATAATGGGTCATCCATACACTTTTGATATTCTTCTATTTCTTTTTGAGTCCACTCTTTAGGTTGATTAACCTTTTTTAGATTAGGATTCCCTAGATAACTTTCCATTTACATAATACTTTCTTTTTCGATTTAAACTTAGTCTTTTTGTAGAACATTTTTTCCTACATAATTCTGGCACATCGTCATTTGTAATTTTATCAAAGAAGTTAATCCATGATTTACTATTTACTATATTTTTTATTTTATTTGTATTTAGGTTGTTTGATATATGTAACAATGGTTCGAATCGTTCATCTATGTTATCTTGATATTGAACATGAGCATCTATCCAACAACATGGCAATACTTGTTTATTTGTTGCTACAAACGGCAATCTTTCTTGCGTATCTGTTAAACACTTAGGTTTAAATTCTTCTTTATCTTCTTCAATATTAAAAGTGTTTGTTGGTTTTAAAAACTCTGTGTATCTACCTGAATAATTTATTTCTAAATCAACTCCAATATCTTTTGACATTTGTATTGCTTCATCTATCTTATCCTCATTGTATTTAAAAACTATGTATTGCCAAATACATTTGATACCCATTTTACTAGCAGTTTTCATTACCTCATATAAATGTTCACCATCTTGGTTTATTCTGTGAGCAAAACTTTGATAAGGCAAACCATCTATACCAAATCTCCACTCTGCATTAGGATGAGCTCTAAATGCATCAACATACCACTCCATAGGTTTTTGAGAAGCTGCGTTACTAATAGATACATGAACATTTTTAGAACATGCGATACGTAACATCTGAATTAAATTAGGATTAAAAACTGGGTCGCCATAAGTTCCGTTAAGAGTTAATGCTGAAAAATAATCTGTTAGGTCTTGCCATTCTTCAATAGTTAAATCACCGCCAGGTATATCGTTAGACTTGTAATTAAATTTACCTCTTGAACATGTAGGACATTGTAAGGTACATTTGTTTGTTATATCTAAGTCGCCACCTTTATTTTGAAATCCATTGTTTTTATAATCAATCATCCTTTTTCTTTTTTAATATTTTTTGCAATTCACTTGTAGAACCTACAAACAAAGCATTCGTTACATTTTTAGGAGCCTTGTTAGGAACATCTTTTAATTTTTTCATTTTCTCTTGTAGATCACCTAGTTTTTCTGTAACTTCAGAAACTTGTTTAATTAAATTACCAGCAACTTCATATGCTCTTGGGTGGTCAGAGTTTTGAGCAATATCTAATATTCCTTGTATTGCATCTTGACCTCTTTCAACTAAGTTGTAAAAGTTTTCTCTTTGATACTTGTAATCAGAATCAATATCTTCATTTTCTGCTGGTCTAGGGATGACTGGTCTAGGTTCTGACTTTACAATCTCTTTATCCTTAACACCTAAAGCATCATTAATTATTTCATCTATTTTATCAGTCATAGTATTATTTATCTCCCTGCTTTCATATGTGTTCTTGTACTTGTCTTACCACCACGAACACCACATTTGTATTTACATATATCAGGTGCGTTCTCTGGGTTCTCTTTTAGCATTCTATGAAATTCAATCCATTCTTTTGAGTTTACAATTTCCTCAACATTATTTACTTTATCAATTTTAAATTTATCATCCATTATATTAGAAAATGTTAAGTGTTCATTTTGAGGTTTCCAAAACCAACAACATGGTAACAGTCTTCCTTTATAATCCCAACCATACTCTTTGTCTTCTAAACATTGTGGCCTAAAATCATTTCTTGTTTCTTTTTTTGCAAAACCTTCTTTTGGTTTAAGATATTCATCCTCATAAAATCTAGATGACTCAATTAACATAAATCTCATTTTTTCTTTTTTTGCTATACCATACGCTTCTATTTGATCTTCTTCGTTATAATCAAAAACAATATATTGCCAAGTAACTTTATTACCTAATGATACAGCAAGTTTCATCATCTTAAATAACTTTTCACCATCTTGATTAATCCTATACTTATGACTATCTTTAGGAAGACCATCTACTCCAAATATCCACTCTGCATTTTTATTAGCATTAAATGCTCTGACATACCATTCTCTTGGTTGATGTGATGCAGCTGTGTGTACACTAACTTTAACATTTTTATCATCACACATTTTTAAAAAGTCTATAAAGTTAGGGTGGAAGATAGGGTCTGACATTTGACCACAGAAATATATTTCTGTAAAGTAGTTTGACACTTTATCAAACTCTTCAATAGTCATATCGTTTTTAGGAATCTTAACGTTGTTTTCTTTATACCATGCTCGGTCGCATGTGCTACAACCAAGAGTACAACGAGAAGTAATATCTAAGTTTACTCTTTTCACTCTGTCCATAATTTAAAAAATAATCTAAATGTTATTCATCTGTATCTGTCTTAGGATTATAATTTTTTGCGTCCTCAAAAAATGATGTTGTTTCATTAAACCCAAAATCATCATCGTCAAAACTTGCGGCAGTTGCTGTAGCAGGTTTTGGTGTAACTGTATATCTTTGTTCTCTTGTCGGTGATTTATCTGGCATTTGAGAATATTGGTCAACTGTAACTTGTTTAATAACTTTACTATCTGTTACTGGTCCATATAGATAGAACTTAGAAGTAAAAGATAAAGTATAAATGATTGCTCTTCTTTCTGTAAACGTACCTCTGTAACTATCCTCATATTGAATAGAGTTTAAAATAATTGGCACGTCTCTTTTAATACCCATGTCTGCCATGTCATTAATTGTTACAGTATAGTCTGGTTGGAAGTATGGTAATATTTGTTCGATAATTTGTAACGCATCATCTGATTGTTTTGCCATAGCAAACAATTCAAAATCTAGATTATACGGCACAGGCATAAACTGACTTTCTAATTGGTCAGTACTACCTGATTTTACTTTTTTAAATTTTTGAATTCGATTTAGTTTTCTTGATGTATCGTATGACATGTTTTGAATTTCAAAACCAAGACGAGGTAAAGTGATTGCAACTTTACTTGTTAGATCAGCATCTTGATCTAGTCTTGCTAAAAATTTTTGTTTTGGTCCATACGCCAAAGGAACTTTCATCTTTTGAATGATTGTGCCATTATTGTCTTTTCTTACTATATTGATATTATTAAATATCGTACCAAATGAGACAACCATCTTTCTGATTGTTTCGTGATAAAATTGTGTTCCTAACATTTTCTATTCTCCAACATCACCGAAAGGATTTCTTTCAGAGAAGTCTAATATTGAGTCATCTGCTTTATCAAATAACTCATTTTGACTTGTTACGTCTATTGTTCCGTCTCCAACTATATATGTCTCTTGTAATAAGAAGTTTGTAACTGATGGGTCAGACTCTTCAAGAAGAATATTAGTACCAATTGATCTACTATCATCTTCATGTACAACCACATCGTTGTCTTCCATTAACAACGTGTCTGTTTGAGACAAGTCGGTAAAGAATTCAAGAGCAATACTTTCGTTGTATGCACTTTCAGCCTCAAGTGTAAATTGATGACCTAAAGTATCACCTGTTAATGCATCTTCGATATTATCAACATCGGTGATACCAGTATTTAGTTCCTCGCTTGAGTATTCGAATTGTCTGCATCTTAATTTGTAAACGGGGTTATTGTCTAATTGATGAAATGGTTCGTCATGATCTACAAAAGATATTTCAAATAATTTACTTAATATCGGATGAAAAACTAAATCACCTTCTTTTGGTCTTGATGCATATGTTGAAACTGTTTCATCTTCTTTTCTTAAATATGCACTTTCAAAAGATTGTGAAGCGTTGTTTGTTGTATCTGCTGTAATTGTACCAGACTCTAAAAGTATTGAACCCTCAGTAGTATCTGTACCACTTTCAATATCAAC